CACCACACCACTGGCCACTACCTTCTTAAAATCCTTTTCCGTGATACCAACATTCGAGTTTAGAATATCACTTCTCTTTAGATAGATTTTATCTGGCAGTACCAATGTCATACTTTCTCCATTTTCTTTTCAACTCGGAATAAATACGGCTTGATTCCGCAATTCCTTTTCATGTTTAAATCTCGGACGGTCCACGCATGTATCGCCCGACGGCCTCCCTCCCTGCCCATAGTAAAAACCTTTCTCTCGGGGCTGATCGTGAGTCCCGCGGTCTTCACATTGGGCAGTGAAGAAATATCTCAAATTATCAATTGGATCCTTGCAAGCTCCCTTATCGCCATCCACATTCATCCAGTTCTCCAGGGAGTAGATCGTATTAATACAGTCTTCGCAGATATGAAGATCAGGCGCATTACTAAACGTCCCATCCTCATTCACATCATAATCAAGTGCGGTGTTAATCCTGCTGATTCCATCGGCGATGCTTGAGCCGGGAGCCAGAGAGAAATCCAGACCCAAATCCAGCAAATCTTCAAACAGCGTAACAGGGCGGTCTTTTTCAATTTTTGGATTACTGGCAGCGCGGCTATCGACCATTCGACCAGCAATCTTTTCATCAGCTCCATGCAGATCGTCCCAATCCTCAAGATCTTCATCGTCAGGATACATCAGGCTATCATCACTGAATCCAACCTTTTCAGCCCAGCCCATGAAATCATGCCATCGTTCAAGCCGTGCAATTTCAAACTTGTATCGCATCAATCCAAATCCAAAACTCTCTTGCCCTCTGCCTCTTTTTCCGTCATTCATTCCCTGCTTCTTTCCACTCGGGATCGCCCACGGATCAGGCACGCCAATGCCGGGAATGTAATAATTGCCCGGCCATTCTCTATAAATATAAATCTTTTTCCCAACCATTCGGAGCCAGGTCTGAAAGAAATTTCTGTCACCGGCTGGATCCATGAAAAAGAAATTGCTTCCGTCTTCTGGAATTTCTCCTCTGGGAATCACATGAATCTTCGGATTAAACTTTGGGAAGATATTTGATATGCTTTTTGTCGCCAATCCGCAAACGCGAATCCTTATCTCATCCGGTCCGCTTTTCTTTTCTATTGCTGAGCGAATAACATTCTTCGGATTACCGTATGGATTGTCAGCCCCATGAAAATAAACAACTCCAAAATCAGGATTGATCGGGCGCAGCACTCTCGGGACCATCTCAAACTTCCTGCCAACAGCCTCTTGTGGCACTTCATCAACTTCATGCCCGGGAAGAAACCACTTCAAGCAATCTTCCGGACGCGACTGTGGCGCGTTTGCTGTTCTCGGAGGACGGCTATCATCCGCCGCCACTATCTCATCATATTCTTTTTCTGTGAGTCCTAACGCCAAATGGATCAATCGCTCTTTGCCATCTTTTGGCAGGACGTATGCGGCGCTGGCTTTTTCACATTTTGCCCCATCGCAAAACATTTTAACTGCCGGTGTATATCCATTAATCGGAGTGAACGTGGTTATTCCGAATCCGCTTCTGGTAGACAAACGATATATCAATGTTTCAATCCAATCGGGAGGACACAGCTCATCGGGATTCACCATATCCGCCTCAAGCCCCTCGACTGCCGTGTTCCGATCCTGCATATAATTCAGAAATCCGCCCTGTGATCCGTTGGGCAAAATGAAACTATTGTCAGAGAAACCTGTTTTTGCTTTGTATTTTACATATGTAGTTTCAGTTGCTTTTTGCTCACGCAGTTCAGGCGGCATATATTTCCAGAAAAGAGGCTGTTGATCCTTCACACTTCGCGGATTACTCATATGCAGTGCGTATACTTTTGCATAATCATGGTTGTTGAGAAACATCTGGCAGCGTTTTGCGGCATATTCACTTTTGCTACTTCTATTCGCGCCCATAACCAACAACATAACAACCGGACGGCTAAACCCAAAATGATCCCTAACCATACGTTTCCATCTCTTCCAGTCCATCCCAAACATCTCATCAATACGTTTCAGAAAGCTCGTATCCTCACAGTATGGAAAATCAATCAGCGCATCACAAATCTTCCAGATTGTCGGCTCCCATCCTCGACGTAATGGATCATACTTCTCTGCCTCGATCAGATCATTCCGCTGCTTAAGCAGCTTTGCCAATGCCTTGTCAGCAGAGATATTACTCAGCTTAGCTTCAGCCAATATCATGCTGTAGTCCGGTGGCGGAACCAATGGATGCGGCGGCATTAATTGATCAAGACTCATTCTTTTCCCCTTCATCCATCATGCAATAAAGTAAAATCATGTAATTAATCACATCAACAAAAGCGTCAAGCACAGGTTCATCTTCAACCTTCAGCTCTCCCTTTTTCACAAAAGTCTCGATGCGTTTAAATTTATCCAGGCACCGCATAAGAATCCCGATCTCAGGCCGAACGCCAAAGACCAGACTGTTCGTAAAATTGGCAAACGAATCTTCCCCGCAGGTGTAATCATGATTTTTATCTTTCATAATCTTCCTTGCATCATCACATACAAGCTCATGTCTCGCCAATATATTCTCAATCTTCATACCAACCCCTCCTTCTTCACGTAATATATAACAGGCATATTAGGATCTTCTCGATACTGCCAGCTGCCTTCTCTACCTTTGTCAAAAAACAATCGCTTGATCGGCTCAAATCCTGTCTCTCTCTGTTTCTGTACAATGAACAAAGCATCTTCCTGTTCTTCAAGCTCTTGTCTTTTCTCATAATCCTGAAAATCACATGCCTCTAAATCAATTTCCTTTTGTTTATTCCTCCAAACACACACAACATTATGAGCAATGTTGCTTATGGATCCCGAGCCGGATATGTCGTATTTTCTCGGCCAATGTTTTTCAGCTGGTCTCCTTGAGTCGGGTTTTTTGCTATGCGCCACAAGATGCAAATGCACATTGAACTCACCCGCAAACTCAACAAGCTTATTAATCAGCAACTTCTGAGCGTCGTAATCTTCACCGCTGATATCCAGCTTCATCAACGAATCAACAACAAAATGAGCAACGCCGTATTTTTTTGCGGCATACTTAAACACCTCGAGTAACTCATCAATATTGGATTCCCCAACATGATCATATACCCAGAAATATTCATTAAGCCACTTCATCCCCTCAGCAAACTGATGTTCATCAGGCTTCGGTTTACCCATAGCCGCGCGGCATATGTTTTTAAATGTTTTCCTTGATAGAATCTCAAGACTTGCGACACAACATCGCTTTCCATGAAAAGCAAAATTAATCAGCGCGTGATTAAGGCACACGGTTTTTCCGCTCCCACTGTACCCATGCCAGATAGTCAACTCTCCCGGACGAAAATAAAACGGCATATTCCACGGGGTAGCGTCTCCCATAGGCATCCCGGTTTCTTCAGGATAGAACTCCATCCACACTTCATCCCTGAAAGCTTCTGGACGCCTCAACTTCTTTGGATCAAGATCCTTCGCTGCTTCTATAAGCTCGCCCCATTCGTCTTGACTGATTCCCTTCTTCAGGCAGCCATTCGCATCCTTAAGCTTTTCAGGAAACTTAACCATCTTACAACGAGCCCTTCCAAGTCTCGGAACAATCTGATCAGCCGCCGCAATACCTGGCCCGTCACTATCCATAGCCAGGTAAAGCGAAACAAATCTTTCCAGCCATTCAAAATCATGATTGATCCATTCCCAATTCGGATCATCGTTCAGCGCGATTTCTTTTTTTGCTCCCGTAATCCCATCAACTTCAACCTTGACGCTCTTCGCTCCAAACGGAACAGACACAGCAGACCAGCCTTGTTGATTCCAGCTCATTGCATCAAGCTCGCCCTCAGAAATAACAAGCTCAGTTTCATCCTTCGGCACTGTCTGAATTCCAAACAACAGCTTTTCTTTTGATCCTTTTGGCAGCACAAATTGTTTTGTTTTATCTTCGATATTTCGGAATTTTAGCAGCTTCAATGCTCCGCTCGAATCGTAGAACGGGAAGACAACATGATCCCCATTTTTACTTTCCCCAATCTTGTACGCTTTCAAAATCTCAGGCTTAATTTTCCTAACCTCAGTCAGCCACTTCCAGACAGATGATCCCTGCTTAAGCTCAATAAACTCATGAGTCAGATTCTTTGATTGCAGATTAGCCGATCTCGACCCGTACCCCTGAAACGATACATCCCTAATCCCCAGAAACTCTTTAGATTCTGCGAACGCTGTTTTAAAATCACATCCCTTAACCGCCATCCACAAATCAAACAAGCTTCCGCCTTTCCCAGCATCAGAGAAATCATTCCAGACACCAAGCTTTGCACCACTCAACGCAACCTTCAGGCTTCGTCCCTTCGTGCCATGCACATCCCCAATCTCCCACTCATGCCCGACACGCTTCCCTGTCGGAAGCAGATACAGACACACATCCTCAACCCTCTGATTCAACATCTCCCTGACTTCATTTGCATTCATCGACCACATCCTCCTTTCCCTCATCCGGCTTAATTCCCAACATTGCGTTTGTTGTGCGAGCCATAGTCCAACCGTAACGAACTGTATCATTGACTTCTCCGCCAATAATTTCCTCTAATTCCTCAATTGTTTTGTAGGCATAGTCAGGCGGATCAATACATTCACTTTTACACATTACCCAACCTCATTTTTGATTTTTTTCAATTTGTCACGTTTTCGCATTAGTGCGATGCGGTTCATATCGGAGTCATCATCAAAGCCACGTGCCGCCGGTTTTTTTTGAATTTTCTGAGCTGACTTGCGTAAATACTTTCGGAATTCCTTCTGTGGAGTCGATGGAGAATGGAAAGTTTGACCATCCCAATCCCTGGTAAACGCAGATATCGCCTCTTCAATGTCGGCACCCGGTTCACTCCTCATCATATCACCAACAACATAATCAGAGACGCTCTTGCATTCTGGATGAGCTTCCCAAAATTTATGAATGAGAGGCAGCAGCTGAAGATTTTCCCTCTCTTCTTCTACTTTACTTTCCTTTACTTTACTTTCCTTTACTTTACTATGTGTATTCTCGACGTTGATAATCCCACAAGAACCCTGATTTTTTGAATTATCGACATCGGTAATTCCTTTTCGGCCCTTTTTCCGCTTCGATAATAGCGAATCAAACCCTTTTCGGAGGCGATTACATCGAAGCGTGTCTCCCTCTCTCTGCATAAGATCAAGCTCAACAGTATAATCAATGATCTGTATCAAGAGTTCTTTCTCAATATCTATGTCTGCGGAAATTAATTCTATATTCAGCTTTGTAAGCGATAATTCAAAGAAGTTAGAATTCGTCATAATCTCCAGCAATATGTTATATACTGCATATCCAGCCAGAGAATACTTTCGTCGAACTGCTCTTATACGTAAGTCGTTCCTCATGTGCGCGTCATGTGAGTAATAGTCAGCATTATCTTTTATAGGTCTTCCGCTCATTTACTCACCACCTCCCTCTGCTTCTCGGACATCGCCCACGGAAAGAATACAGGTCCGGAAACTGAACAAGATGCACAGTCATTTTCATTCCAGGCAAAAAGTTTTTATTGCTTCGGACTCTCACTCGTACAGTCTTGCCTTCTAGATTTGCCTCAAGATATCCGTGGTTTTTTGCGTAAATTTTTGAAACCGTAACTTCCTTTTCAATTAACTTGTGAGGTGGAAGCAATAGTTGTACGTCTGAGGTGGCTGGATAATTCTGAGAGGAAGAGGGTAGGGCTGGACCAGGCGCTGTTTTTATAACCCGATCCCATAGTTGTTGAGCTTCAACCCCTAACGCGTCCATGATCATCTGAACGCCTTTTTTTGTGTAGGCAATTTTATTACCGATCCTGCCAAAATCATCGACGCTTTCGAGCAGTTGTCGGCGGAGTTTTTTTAAAATTTTTCGGTCAATTCCACAAACCTCTGCAACTTCCTTTTCGTAAATCTCATATACTTCAGTCATATAAAACCTTTCTAAATAAAAAATTTCTGAGTGTCTGTACCAATATGTACTACAGCCCCCCTCCAAAAATTCACCTACCCCCCCCCGCCCCTATCTATCCTGTCAACAACCCTGTCAACAATCTTGCCAACCCTCAAAACCATGCTTAATCCTCTCTATCATTCACCACGCAAACCCCCTAATTAAGCATGACTTGTTTATCATAATGTTAATCATTAATTCATATCTTACTTACTATCAACAGGTTAAGTGTTAGAAACATCTGATAGTTTATCTGGTGCCACATCATTCGGGACCGCATCTGCAGCATCACCACTAACGCCAGCATCAGAGACATCAACGCAATCCACATCAATCGCACCATCACCAACAGACTCACCCTTTTGCCCAGAGCTTTTTTCCCCATCAAAACCCATTCTTTTCGCCTCATCTTTAAGCCTCTGTAGTATATTCAGCACCTTATCGTGGCTAAGTTCCCCACTTGTATCAATGCGATGAGTAGGATCTCCCGATAATAAAGCAGCTTTATCCTCTAATACACCAATCATCACGGCTAATTGCTGAGGCTGAAGTTTGACATCAGGATCAAGCAGTATTTCCTGTAATCTATCAGCTCCCAACTTAGCTAAATATCTATAACTCATTGATGCAGATTGTTTTAGCATTGCTACATTACCAGTCTTCATCTCCCGTTTTTCAACCGCCGCAACAGTATGTTCAGAGACTTTAAACATTTGGCATAATCTTTTAATTGATAGTCCCTCTGCTCTGAGTGATACAATTTGCTCATATTTTTCAGGATATTTATTAAAAAAACGCACCGCCGTGAACTCTGGATTGCGTGGATTCTTCTCAGCTACAGAAAACAACGAATCAGGCATCTCACTTGATGGGATCAACTCTAACTGGACAGCATCTCGCTCAATTAATGATTCGGTTGACTTCATACGTATGCTTTTAGTTGGTGATTTTTGGAAAGACGATTAAGCGCACTCGCGGCTATTGTTTTATGCTGACTACTATAAACAATGATCGGATATATCCCACATCGCCCCTTAGACAAGTATCCCTTTTTGACCATCCGCCTTATAGTAGCAACAGAACAGCCCTTTAATGTAGCTGCTTGCTTGTAAGTATACTCCTTTTCGGCCTCAATCATAAAACATCCTAACAACAGTTAAATTAATGAAATAAACGGCTTCATTTTCTCAAAAACACGGCGCCAATTCATCTTTTCTCAACTTTTCTCAACTTTTCTCAATTTCTTAACATCACTATCTTTTATTTCCTGAGTGCATGCTTTTTACAGATATTAATAAGCATATTCTTTTCATTTTCCAACCTATACTGAGTCACGCTCTGACCAGCCCAAAAACAAGAACCTCCGCAACAAAACAGCGCAACAAAAAACGCCACCCTGCGCAAAACTCGCCCCAACCTAGTCAGCCCATACCTCCATGCCCAATGTAATCTGGCTACATACAGCTCTACTACAGCCATAGGATAATCCTTCTTATGTTTGAAAAATGTAATCATTCTTTCTTTAGATTCCTGGGCTCAACTCAGAGCCACCAACAGACCTGACAGCTTTATCCTCGAATTCAACCATCACATTCATGTTATCCTTGCCAGCATTAACGATTATGCCTCTGCCGTAACGTTTATGAGTAACAAGTCTTAATTCATCTGTTTTATTTAATCTTGTCATAACGACCTCCTTATTGTTCGAGGAACTAATTCCCCATTTAATAACTCAATCTCATTCATAAATATTTAACAAAGCAAAGAACATGCCTTGTTGCTTTAATATCCATAACCCACCTCCTGATCCTCACTCCTGATATCCAAAAGCTCAATAGCCTGAGCCCTGATCTTGTCACTCATAAGGTGCATGCGCCTATTAATGTGAGTGCCAGCCGTTACTAACCCAACCATGCAACACACCAAACAAACATAAAAAACCCTACGTCTCCTCCGAGGCAACCTCATTTGATACAAATCATCATATACAGTATTACTCATGACTCACCTCGCTTGCTTTGTTTACGATTACAAACCGCCCGCAAATTCCCCATTAACCCACGAAAACCATCCTCAAGAACCGCCAGCCTCTTCTCATAATCCAAGATCTCAAGCTTATGATCCTCCTTGGTACGGTCCGCCAGATCAATCCTCAGAGCATTACGCAATAAACCCCGAACCCTCTCCAACCTCCTCAAAGAAGATTGATGCTCTGGCGAATTAACAGACCTATACTGAACACTTAATATCTTGCGATCATAACCCGAAATAATGTCATCCAACTCCTTAAGAGCCGAAATTTGTATAGGATCATCCTTAGCATCCTCAACAATAGAGGCGTCAATCCGCCGCTCATTATCATCCAAAACCGAACGGATCTGATCACAGATACAAATCCCATCCATAACCAACTGCTCCAACGTAGACTTACCGCTTGTTATACTCATAATTAGCCTCTATTTGTTTTATTATTAGCCAGACGCGACCCGACTTTCTGGTTTAAATAAAAAGCTACAGCATCTCTCATAAATGTAGAAAGATTTTTAACCTTACCTTTTTTGATAAGGTTTTCAATCTCTTTTATATGATCCTTGTGCATACGGAAAGCTTTTATTTCCGACACGCCCATCCATTCACTTGGTTGATAATCTTTCATTCTGATCGAATATATATCCAGCCGTGACTGGTTGTCAATAGAAATTTTATATTTTTTTATATTTTTTATTCCCTATCATCGTATAATGCATATATGAAGTTTAATAACGATATGTGGAGACTAATTATTCAAAATGCAAATGAAAAAAGCTGTGCTAAAATTGCAGACTTTCAACGGCTAACAGACCTCGCCCAAACATCAGCCAAGCGAATATGGAATAATGACAGTATTAAATTTATAGACGATGACAACGCAGAAAAGATATGCAAAGCCCTCAACATAGACTTCCAAGCCTTTTGGATGAAATCCTGGATATCACTATAGAAAAGCTTAAACACTTCGCGGCATTAGATAGCGAGGCCCGCAACATACTCATCAATCTTGCAACCATGTTAAATAAATAATATTTTTTAGTTTGCAATATTCAAATCCTGAATATAGTTTATTCAGTAGCAATATGAAGACGCACACAAAATTATCATTCTATCTAAACAAAGTCCTCGATGATTACTTTATCACGCAAGAGGAATTAGCTGCCTGGATAGCCGTTTCACAGCCGCAAGTATCCAGAATGCTATCCGGCGACACCACACTGGCCACCTTTAAAAAGTTTTACGAAAACTTTCCCATAACAGAAATCAAAGAACA